TAGGAATTACATCGCCTCTGCCGTGCGTAGCAAAACTAATCCACAACACCTCGTTTACAGCAGGGGTACCGCGATTATCTCCAACGGTCTCTACGTCAAACGCAAATGAGTCTTGTGTAAGATAGTAATCAACCATCTCTTTTAGTTGCTCTTTTGTTGTAATAATATTCAAGTTATGTCCCTTATAGAGCCGAAAGGCTAAAGCCAGGGGATGCAGACCTTAGCCCTTCGGCAACCTAGTTGTTTAGATAAGTGAAGCAGCGACTGCTTCTAGTTCTTCCCATGTTGGTTCCTTGATAACGGAACGATCAAACGGCACCATCTCAGCAATTGCTTTTTCAATTGCCTCTTCGTCTGTAATGCCCCAGTCCTCAGCGAGGTCGCGTGGCTTAACAGGGTTAATGTGGTACACAGTTGACTGCATCTTTCCTGTACGGCTAATCGCCCAGTAGTTCTTTGTTAGAGGACCAGCAGGTGAGAAGTGTGCAGCATGCAGGGACTTATATAAACGTGGACTTGCAATAAGCATTTGACGTTGTGGACCGCCAGGTGCGCTTAAGTTGGCAATTGTAAATGCCTTCTTATCTTCAGGCTTGCTTCCAAGCTTTACGCACAATGGGTCGTTAGCACCAAGCGAAACAAATGAACGCTTACCGCTAGTGATTTGTGATAGGAAATGTTGCTTGTAGATAGCGAACGGGCCATCTTGGTCAAGGAACTTAATTACTTGGAACTCCCCGTCGTTGAACTTAAACTCAACTGGGTATCCGCCTACTGGAGCAGATGCTTTATCTGCCGCTTCCCAACCAGACAAGATGTTATTGCTTGTTGCCTGTGCTGGTCTTTCTGTAATTGCTGCGTTTGAGAACTCGTCGTGTTCAACGACGTAGCTGTCTGGGCTGTTTACTGCCATATGTTTATCATCCTTTTATTTTAGTTTGTTTAGTTTATTTAGTTTCGTCTGCTCGGATTTGATTCCAAGCCTCGGCAATCTCATTGCTGAGCTGTCGGTGTAAGGACCATTCTACACGTTTGGTGTGTAGAAGTCCAGCCGAATGGAACAACGAAACTGTACGCTCCACCATGGCCCTAGAGTAAAGTCTGCGGCCTTGATGGTCTTCCCCGTTTTTGTTTTTCTTAGCGGGAAGTCTATAGGGTGAGGCTGGTAAGTAGCCTTCTTTTATCCAAGTTCGGATAGTAATGACTGGGCGCCCCAAAGCATTTGCTAAAGCACCAATAGTAAATAGCTCTACCTCATTACCATTAGGTAGTTTCTTTTTAATAGGTTTAACATCCCAGGCAGCATCAGGGTCTACCTCTGACTCTTTAACTACCTTCTCTTTGCGTTTGCGCTTGCTGCCTGGGTAGTACGCGTCAAGCTCTTCAAACAATCTATCAATCTCGTCTGACATTACTTATCCAGTAAAAACGCATAACTAACTTTGGAAGGGAACATTAAGTCAATGTCTTCTTCTGTTAAATAGTTTTCATAGAACGCGGCCATAATAGCGCCCTCGTCAATGGTAGGTACCATTTTAATACAAGTGTCTTTAATGCCCTTTTTAGTAAGTATCTCCTCAGCCACATCCATGTTAAGTGACTTAGATACTCTGCGTTGACGGGTAAGGGTAACCTCTCCAACAGTTTCATCTTCAACGCTAAGTACCCGGTGGCCTCTGTCATCGGCCTCAACAGCATCTACAACTTCAATAAGTCGCTGTTTAATCTCAGTTTGTCGTTTAGTTATTAAATCAAGTTGATCTTTAAGTGCAAGGTACTGACGAATATTATCTTTAAGCTCTTTGTTTTCCATAACATCCCCTTTGTATTTGCGCCCAACAGTAATCGTTGGGTAAGGGCATGTCAACTTATAGAAGCCTCGTGTACATACGTTTCTAAAGCTTTAATAATAATGCTGGTTACTGTAACATTTTCTTTCTTTGCTTTACGTTGTACAGCAAGCCAAAGGTCGTCTGGGACTCTAATAGTACGAGTCGGTGTCTTAGGCGCGTTAGGCATCCTACAATTATACGACAGTAGACTCCAAGAACTGCTTTAAACTGCCTGTAGTCATAGCGATTCCGCCATCCTCATCTATGCCTTCTCCGTCAATAATGGCGTTAGCAATAGCTGTTTTCTGCTGTAATGCCTCATGTTGACGCTCTTCAATAGACCCAGCAATCAATAAGTCTTGAATAACTATTGAAGGCCATGTGGATGAGGCTCTTTGGATACGACCGTTACGCTGGATAGCTGACCCTGATGACCATGGAAGGTCGTAGTTGACGAGGAGATTAGCTGCCGGTAAATCCACACCGTAACCGCCAGCATCTGAAGAAATAAGGACCCTAATATTAGGGTCAGTGTTAAAAGCAATTTTGTTCTCCTCTTTAGACTTAGCACTAAGCTTGCCTGAGTAAAGTCGACACTGGTCGGGACCAAGCGCCTCTGCAATCATGTCAAGCATATCAACGTAAGTAGCAAAAATAACTACTTTGTTAGCCTCGTTCTGGTCAAGGAAATCTTTAACGTATTGAACTAGGTAATCAAGCTTAGGAGAGTTAATAACCCCATCTAAAGCGCCAGCGTCAACTAGCCCTGCAGCATAAGCAGACCCGTCACCCCCGCTAGCTCCAAACTTGGTAGCACTAGTGCGAAGAAGGTCTGGGTGAGAACAGAGCATCTTTAACGCTCCAATTTTAGACATAATCTTTCCGCGCATCTCGTCCTCAGGCCCACCGCCTTGAGACGCATACCCATAGTGAGATAGCACGTTAAAAGAAGAGCCAAACAAAGACACAGCTTCTTCTAAATCAAACAGTAAATCTTCAGTAATTCTAGTGTACAGCTTTGAACATTTTCTATCAAAAGTTATTTTGACGGGCTCTTTGTGGATTGAGTCAGGAAGATACGGAGCAACGTCAGGGTCTTTTTGAGCTTTACGTACAGACGCTTCTTTCATTTTTGTGTGCAACGTAGATAGGTTTCGGTAATAGTTAACACCGCCCCAGTCGTTTCTAACGATAAACGCAGAGTCAAATATATCAAAACGCCCAAGAACCTCAGCGTCTACAAATTGCATAATAGAGTAAAGCTCTTCAGGCTTTCCGTTTTCAATAGGAGTACCTGTTAAAGCAAATCTAAAAGGAGCGTTTACTAATTTCTTTACTGCTTTGGATCGTTTTGATTTAAATGATTTGATGGCGGTTGCTTCGTCAAGGACAACGAAGCCACGTGGGAGCTGTCGTACTTTGTCCCAGTCGTTAACAATTTGCTCATAGTTAAGGATGATGTAATCAACCTTTGTATTGCGCCAGTCGAGTGCTTTCTCGTACTGCTCGGCACGTTTCTTCGGCGTTCCATCAATAACCAAAGCTTTTGAAGTTCCATTTGTAAATTTCTCAATCTGGTTTGCCCACTGATATTTCAGAGAGGATAAACAGATTATAAGGCCTGGCTCTTTAATACGGGACTCATCCATCAAACGCTCTAAGGCTGCGATTGTTAATACAGTTTTACCGAGCCCAAGGTCGTAGGCAACTAACATGCGAGCACGTTCGCACATTCTGTCTACGGCCTCAGGTTGGTAAGGCAAAAGGGTACCGGTAAAAGTCATTTGGCTCTAGTCTAACAACTTACGAATCTGTTTAATCAGATTAGGCATATCGCTGTTGTTTGTAATAATCCCGTCAAAAGCCCAGTCATCTAAATCAATTTCTGAAATATGGTCGTTAGCTGGCCCTACGTTAATACGATTAATTCTCCATACTTGACCGCCAAGGTCTTTAATACGAGCCGCTTCGTTTTTAAACCTAACGTCTGTAACAACAACTTTAGCGGTGTCGTCAAAGCCGCCAAGTGCAGCAGTAATCCAAACATTATCGTCTAGTAGCTGCCTACCGCCTACTCCTAGGTCTTGAAGAAGACGACGAACCTCTGGGTGCTGGGTTTTTGCTTCTTCCCAACCTTTAACTTCCATAATGTCTTGTAGCCTAAACACCATATCTTCATGAACAATTAGCGGGTCCATGGCAAAAAGAAGCTCTTTGATTTTGTCAGCAAAAGCCACACGGTTATATCCGTGGATACCCATAAGCATTCCAGCAACGGTATCTTTCCCTGACCGTGCATACCCGCTTAAACCAATAATCATACTGATACTCCTCGCAATTGATGACGTGCGGTAGACAAACCAGTCAAAGCCTCTGACCTGCTCATGCCACCAACATCTTTT